ACGCTCGAACATCTTGAGGCCGTTGGGGGCATCAGTGATGAGGAACCAAGCGTTGACGTCGGTCAGGTAGTGGTTGACAGAGTAACCCTCCGGGATCAGGCCCATGGACTTGATCGCGTTGATGTCATTGTCAGCCGTGGCCGTACGCAGCGTGCTCTTCATCAGGCGCTCAGCGGTGAACTGGAGCTCCTTCGGAACGATCAACTTGCGTGCGGTCAGCGCCACCTTCAGGCCACGTTCGTCGATGAACGCGGCGATGTCGATGATGCCCTGCTCCAGAGACGTCTCGTTCAGGTCCGCGCCGACCGTGGGACGGTTGGCGAAGTTGGCCGAGAGAGCCGTGGGGTGGTTGGTAGCGAACAGCGAAACGCCGTCACCGCCCGGGAAGGCGGGGTCGAAGCCGTTGTTCAGAACCGCAGCGCCCTTGACCTGCTTGGTGTGGGCCATCGAACGAGCCATTGCCTTGGTGTAACGGCCAGCCAGTCGGTCGTAGAGGTTGTCCTCAACGGCTTCCTCGGTCAGCGCGAAAGCCATGGCAATCGTCTCGTGGGTGTAGCGCGCAGTGAAGGACTCAATTGCGTTGTCGTACTGGACGCCAGCGCCTTCAGTCTTCACCGGAGCTGCACCGAAGCCGGTCAGCATGACTTCCTCTTCAAACGCACGATCCGAAGTCTCGATGGAGAAGATCTCCTCGTGCTCGTTCTCGTAACGCTTGTACTCCAAACCGAACAGAGCGTTCAGGCCTGGCTCCAGCTCTTTAACAAGTTGTGAACGGGTGATTGCCATGATTAGGGTGCTCCATCCGCTGCAACACCGACGCTACCGTACTGATGTTGATTGAGTTTAACGACGACCACTGCGTACTGGCCAAGCTCGTTGCCAGCCTGATTGCTCAAGCCAACAATCTTCATGGTCAGTGCAGCCGTCTTGGCGGGGGTGCCCAGCGTAGCGGCAGAAACACCAGTGATGTTGCTGCCACCGGTACCGGAGGTCGGATCGGCGTTCTTGCCGATGTCGGCCTGGGTGATCGTGCCAGCAGCCTGGATCAGGAACAGTTGGCTCGGATCGTCCAGCACTTCGCAGTCGATGGGGCCGATGTTGGGAGTGATATTACCGGGGTAATAGTTCTTCCAGGTCGGCTTGTCGGCACGAGTGGGGTCGTTGTACTGCACACCGTTGAACACGCCCGTGGGGGCAGCGTGCGTGGCAGCGTCGTACTTGATGATGTAGCCGTCATAGACGACCACGAGGTCACCTTGATAGATCGCGGTGGCATAGCCCGACTGAATGTAGTACCCATATTGTTTCTGGGCACCAGTAGCAGACAGGTTACCGACGGGACGCAATCCAAAGGCCTTATTGACGTTTGGCATTTGTAAGCTCCGAAGATTGAATGGTCAGCCAGATTATTCCGGCTTACGGAAGGTGGTGCGCGAACTCCGCTCGGGGCTCTGAATCCGCATTGACGAGTGTGCGTTCTCACGCAGCAGCTCGTTATCTACCGCAGTCAACTGATCCCGCGCCTTCTTCGCAAAGTAGGCATTGCGCTCTTCGACAGTTTCAAGGGGAATGCGGGCCAGCATTAAGCCGCCTACGGAAACCACGCCTGCGTGCTTGCCATCTTCAATGGTGGGCAGCATGCCTTGGTATTCCTCGGGCAACTCCTCCAGTCGGACTAGCTCGTAGCCCTCGCGGAGACGTCCGTAGACGTTTTGCCTGTCATCAAACCCATTGACTTCTGATCGAATCCAGCGATGTTGAAAGCCTTCAGGGGCAGGGGGAGCGTCAAGACGTGAAGGAGGCTGCCAAGGGCGGCGACGCGACTCTTTTTCGCGAGAAGCACGAGAGCTGCGGTCGAGGGTAAGTTTGGTTTCGCTCATTTGATCACTCCTTTACGTACTTGGCATATTCCTCAAGAGGAACATTCAGCTTCTTAGCGATAGCAACCTGACTCGGGGATAGCCGAACAGTACGGCGCGCACTATTGATTCCGGAACTCCGGGTAGCAGGGGCAACAGCCGGCGCGGGACGCTGTTGTCTGTTGGTTTGTTGCGGACTTTCGTCCGTAAACCGCTTCGGAAATTCCTCCCGAAGACGGCGGTCCAATTCAGTATAGTATTCGTCGCTGTTGGGGTCAAACCCCTCGCTTTCCACAAGAGTCTGGTGGATTCCCCAGGCTCCATAGGTCAGCACGCGGTCCTGGCCAAACCAAGTATTGCGGGCGGCCCACTCCTCCGCACGGGGAGAAGGCGCAGGAGGCGCTGCTTGTGCCCGAACAGGCTGTTGAACCTGTTGCGGGGCCTGCTGTGCCACTTGAGGCTGATTGATCTGCTGCTCTTGCGTCTGAAGCCAGCCATTGACCTGCCGCTGCTCCATCACCAGCTCGGAAAGCCGCTGATTGGCATCGGTTTCGGTGTCAATGTCGCCCTCTTCGCGGGCTTTCTTGATGATGGCCTTCAACGTAGCCTGCTGCGTCTCCAGGCGGGTCTTGGCTTCGTTCAGCCGGCTGTAGTCCGTGTGGACAAGCTTCTGCTGAAGCTCCTGCGCCTGGCTTTGCAGGCCGCGGGCGTACTCCAAGGCTGCCTGCTCGCGGCGCTCGGACTCCCGCATGCGGGCCGTCAGCTTGGCAATGCGCTTTTGCACCGCGTCACTGACGTGATCCAGCTCTTCGCGCTCTGCCTGGGTGGCAGAAGTTGAGGTAAGCGCCGAATTGGATGTCTCCATCGGCGCCTTGGACAAATCACTAGGCTCGTCCAGGGTAATTTCGGCCGGTTTCTCGTCCGCGCCGATGTCAAATTCAAGTTGGGTGTCGGGAACAGTATTTGCCATGGGCTACCTCACAGGTGAAGAATGTCTTCGGGGTCTTGAATGCGCGCCAGGATCTCGTCATCGTTCAAGATTCGGATCTCGCCGCCATCAATGTTCAGCCTGGCACCGGCGTAACGGCCAAAAATGACCCAGTCGCCCTTCTGGCACCATGCTCCATTCGGAAATTTGGCTTCATCCTTGTACGCAAGGTCGCCAACCGACAAAACATACCCGCAGACCGTCGCCACTTGCTCGCGCTGCCGAGTTTGATCGGCCAGGACGATACCGCCCTTGGTTTTCTCAGCGCCGCGGTACGGCAGAATGACAATTCGCCAACCAGTTGGCCTGGGAATCCGTTCCAGAACCGATTCCTCCAGCTTTTCCACGCTCAGACTCCCGTCTGACGTGTAAGCATCGTCCAAAACTGGCTCATGGGCCTCTTTCTCTTCGGCCCATTTCTTTTCCAAAGCAGTCATTTCCATTAAAAGGTCCTTTTGTTAGTCTTCGGCCCCGCGTAAAAGAGAGTGAATCACTTCTTCTACGAATTTGTAGCCTTCTAACCGACCCATCAGGAACTTGTACTGCTCCATGTCGCGAACACCGCCCGTAAGAATCATCATGTGCGTGTCTTCACGCAACCGACGAACCTCATGCAGCAGTGTTTCAGTGAATTCCAGCATGGATATCCCCATGAAGCAGACAGATAGGCCCCTGTCCGAAGGCTGCGGTGCATATTAGCACCAAACTCACGCTAGTTTCACCTTATTGAAAGCGTCTTTTCGATATACATACGACACTTTTGGCTTGTCAGTCGGGTTTTTGACTGTCTTAGGCCCCTCTTTAGGTGCCTTGGGTGCCAATTTGGCGGGCTTTTTGCGCATCTTGTGCTCCTTTTTGGGCCAGTTTGGCCTGTTCGATGGCCACGTCGTTGTTTTCCCGCTGCTGGTCAAAGGCCAACCGCTGCTGATCCATTGCAATCCGGGCTTGATCGCGCTGCGCGGCCTGGGCAATCTCCTGCTTCTTGAGCTCCACCAGCGGATCGCTCTGGTCGCCCATCAGCTGCGACTGCAATTGCTTGACTTCCTGGAAGTACTGGGCCACTTTCAGGGCCACCATCGCCTCGCGCTGCAGCGCCGACACCAGTTTTTCAGGGTCCGTGCCGTACTGCTGGAACAACTCGGCCTCCACGGCCTCTTCCGCCTTCAAGCGGATGTGATCAAACACGTGCTTTTGCAGCGTCATCGCCACCTGTGGCACCGACGCCACGATGGGCGACATGCCAAACAGCAGGTGCGTCATGATGTGCGCGTCGTGCTGCTGGCCAGCAAAGGCCTTGAGCGGCGATCCGTCCAGCGCCTGTGAGTTCTCACTGGCCGGATCCTTGGGCCTGTCCACATTCTGCGTGTTCAGAATCTGGTCGATGTCCCGCACGCCGATGGCCTCGTACATCCGGCGGTACGCCTCGTACATGTTGTGCATCTGCGGCGCGCTCTGCGCGAGCTGCAGCTGCGTCTGCGCCATGGTGATGCGCTGCGCCACCGAGAAAATGTTGGGGTCTGACACCGGCAGCACATCAATCCGGTCGTCGAAGTCCCGCGCCTTGATGAAGCGGCTCTCGCCAGGCACGTCGTACGGGTACTGCGGCGGCAAGTACTCCGCAAAGCCCTGCGCCAAGAGCTGGAACTCCAGCTTCTGCGCATAGTGCAGGCGCTTGTGGATGGCCGACATGACGGCCGAGCCCTTCTCCAGCAACGCAATCGTCGTGCCCACAGCAGCGTTCTGATTGCTGTCGCCCACCTGCATGTCCGTGATGCTCGACAGACGCCGGCCGGCATCCACACAGAAGCCCAGCAGCGCAAACAGCGTCTGGCTCGGCTCCTTGTACGGCAGCGGCAGCAACGACGCATTGATCTCCGCCCCGCCCGTGTCAATGTCCCGGAACTCCCCAGGCTGCAGCGGCATGTCGTCGTTCATGATCCGCGCGCCCTTGGCCTTGAA